GGCGGCGCTGGTCGTGGTGAGCGCCGGCTTTACGGCGACGTGCGTGCGGGACTCCATCCTGACGGTGCGCGCGGACGTGGTGACGCGGGTGCGCACGGAGCTGGACACCAGCGTGACCTTCTACACGCTGGTGCAGCAAGGTTTCAGCCGCTAGTCCGTTGCGTCTCCGCTGTCCGCCGGTGGTTCCTCGGCGCCCGGGGCGGCGCCCTGCTGCCCGGGCTGCCCCGGCTGTCCGGGGGCGGGCGCGGGGGGCTGCGAGGACGCCAGCTCAATCCCCATTTCCTTGGCCAGCTCCAGCTCCTCAGCCAGCTCCTCAAAGGTTTCGTCCAAGTCCAAGCCCTGCTCTGCCAGCAGGCGCGTGCGGGACGCAAGGCCGTTGCTCATGCCGAGCACGCCGGCCTGCGTTTCCTTGAGGGGATCCACCCACGCCCAGCCGCGCGGGATCCACGACACCTCGGCGTAGTCTTGGAAGTTCTGCCCGGACAGGCGCAGCGCGCCGGAGAGCAGGGCCGTGTTCAGCCAGTCCGTGTAGATGGGGGACAGGACGTTGACCACCATGAAGTTCTGGAGCATTCGCCAAATGTCCCGCTCAATCAGCAGGCCGGAGCGCATGGAGCTGTAGTTCACATTCTCCAGATCATTGGCGCCGGCGTTGTACGACACGCCCAAGCCGCTCCAAATGTCCCGGAGCACCGTCTTCACGAAGTCCCCGAAGGCGCCGCTGGGGTGGTTGGGATCCCAAGCGGAAAACTCCCACCCGGGTTGAAGCTGCTCAATGGTCCCCGGGTTGCCTTCCATGACCATGGGGGCGTTGGGGTTGGTCCCGTCCTCAGCGTCCGGCATGGAAATCACCGCCCCGTCCTTGGACTGGATGAACCCCATCTTGGCAGCGCCCGTGCGCGCGGCCACCAGCTCCGCCTCGGTGTACCCGTCCAGCATTTTCAAGCGCGCCATCACCGGGGCAAACCACGGGACGCCGCGCGTCTGGTTGGGGCGCTCGTTGACGTAGAGGTGGATGATCTCCTCGGCGGGGATGCGCGTCCGCCGGCCGCTCTGGCTGTTCACGTCGAACACCGTCCCCGTGTTCACCCAGTACGCCACGGGCGCGCCGAAGCCGTCCACTTCCACGCCCATGCGAATCTCATTCCCGTCCACCCCGGCGGTGCGGCTCAAGCGCTCGTCCACCAAGTCCGCGTCAATGAGCTGGAGGGCGTAGCGGTATGCGTTGTCGAAGCCGATGAAGCGCCGGATGAACACTTCCCCGTCCGTGGCCAGCGTCTTCACGACGAGGTTCAGGAAGTCCACGAAGCACAGGCGGCGGTCCACCGTCACGCGCGTGGTGCCCCATGCGCGCCATGCCTTCTCAATCAGGCGGTTCGTCTCCCGGTCCAGCTCCGCGTCCGCGCCGTCCCCCATGCGCGTCTTGGCCTGCAACTTGAAGCCGGTGGGGCCAACCACGTTCGACATGAGCAGGTTTCGGTAGTGCTTCCCTTGGGGCGTGTTCTGCGACAGGTCGCGCGCGCGTGCACGCAGGCGCCGGAGATCCCAGCGGATCTGCTCGTCCAGCGGCAAGGAGCTGGTCACCCAGTCCAAGTCCAGCCGGGAAAGGCGTGCGCCATTGAATCCCTCGCGGCTAGCCGCCCGGGGAGCTGCCGCGGCGCGCGCCTGACGCAGATTGACGGAGGGGACGGAGCTGTTCAGGTACGGCTTCAAGCGCTCCATGGGGGACTGGCGGACGGTCGCGGCGTTGCGGTTCATTGGTTCATCCCCGGGGGCGTAAAGCGAATCAGGATGGGGCGGCTGATGGACCCGGACTTGCGGGCGGCGATGGCGGCTTTGAGCTGGGACCGCAGCTCCATCAGCTCCCGGATCGGGATCTTGGACACGGCGCGGCCGAGGATCTGGTAACTCTGCATCCCGCTGGCCAGCGTCCCGTCAATGGCCGCTTCCACGACCACCAGCATCTTCTCCTCTTTCGACTGGAGGTCGCCGGGGCCGGCCAGCGTGGGATCCGCCGTTACCGTGACCGCGCCGCGCTCCACGTCATACCGCTCCACCCCGCTCTCCACCCGCTCCACGTACACGTAGGCGCCGGCCTCAAGGGCCGCCGTCTGGGTGGCGGACAGGGTGACCACGAAGTCCGTGCCGCTGGTGGCCGCCGTCACCGTGAGCACCTTGGGGCCGGCCAGCGTCAGCTTGAGCGTCCATGACGTGGCCGGGAAGTCTGTGACGGTGCGCGTGTAGCTCACCGTGGTTCCTGCCGGGATAGTGCTGGGGAGTGCAGTGAGTTTGGTCATGGCGCGCTCACTGTGGATCCACCGCGCAGCGGGACGCCATTCCAAAGAAAATGGAATGGCGCGCGCCGGCGGGCGAGCGCCATGCTGCTCACGCGCAGCATCCACCACCCACCCGCGGAGAGCCCCATGGCCACCACAGACAACTTCCCCGGCGCCCCGGGCGACACGTCCGCCTACCGCCGCATGATCGCGGTCACGCCCAACGACAGCACGGACCTCGTTTTCACCAGCCGGGCCATCATGGCCAGCACGTTGGGTGGCACCATCAGCGTGACCATGCACGATGGCAACACCGCCACCTTCACCGCCGTCATTGGCGTGGTGTACCCCTTCCGCGTCTCCCGGATCTGGGCCACGGGCACGGCGGCCACCGGCATCAAGGCGATGGAGTAGGGGCCGCCCATGGCTGATGATGCGCTGCAACTGGACCCGGACGGAACCGGGAAAAAGGTAGACAACGAATCGCTGGTAGGCGTGGGCGGTGCCACCGTCTACCGGCAGCGCGTCCAGCTCACGGGCGCCGCGCTGGCGGAGGTGGCGCGCGTCCAGAACACGGACCCGGCGGGGACGGAGTACGGCGCGGTGACGCGCAACGTGCCGGTCAACCTGACGGCGCGCAAGTTCAAGAGCATCAGCCTTGCGGCCACCGGGGACATGGTGGCGGCGGTGACCAGCAAGAAGATCCGGGTGCTGGCCCTGATGCTCAACAACGCCAGCGCCGCGGACGGCACCGTGGCCATCAGGAGTAGCACCACGTCCACGATTTGCGCGGTGCTGACGATCCGCCAAGGCGCCGGCTTCGTGCTCCCGTACAGCGAGGTGGGTTGGATGGAGACGGTGGCGGGGGAGTCCCTGAACGCCCTCATCACCACCATCACCCAGCTCTCCGGCGTGCTTGTGTACGTGGAGGTGTAGGTGCAGCAGCGCGAGCTGGTGTGGGTGGACGGGGTGTGGACTGCCGGCGTCAATGCTGGTGCGTCCATGCAAGTCACCGTAACGCCGGCGTGGCCGAATTCCGTCAACCGCGCGCACCTGATCGTGGTGTTCGGCACGGACACGCTTGCCACGGACAACTCGCCGGCCAGCGTGACCGTGGGCGGCGTGGCTGCCACCCAACTGATTGCCGAGGACAGCTTCTCCAGCGTGTACCTGTACCTGTTCAAGCAGCCGCCCAAGGCGGCGCACAACGTGGTGGTCACGTTCGTCGAGTCTCTTGTCAATGGATCCCTATTCATCGCGGAGCTGGAGGGTTGTGATCCCACCGTGGCCGGCCTCGTTGCGCAGGTGGTGGGGGCGGAGGGGACGGCCACTTCATCCACGCTGTCCCTGCCATCGGTGCAGGACGGGGGCTATCTCCTTCAAGCGGTTACGCTTTGGCTGGGCACGCTCACCACCACAGCCACGCCGGTGTCGCCTTTCAGCAGCCAGTCCAACGGCATCACCGGTTCAAGCCCGTATCGTTCCCGGGTGGCCGTGTCGGACGTGCAGCAGCCGGCCGCCGGCAACTTCTCACCGCAATACAACTTTGCGGCGTCCAAGACCTTCGCGCACGCGGCGGTGGAGGTGCGCGGTGAGCCCATGTTCCCCATGGCGGCGTCCATGGGCTACGGCTTCTGATGCTACTGGACCTGCGCAGCCTGTACGCGCACGCCGGGGCGTCCCCGGCGGCGACCATCACGCTCACGGGCATCGCCCTGCTGGAGCTGTCCGCCACCGGGGACGCGCTCACGGAGCTGCTGGCGGCCGGTGACGCACTGGTGGAGCTGGCAGCCACGGGGGACGCGACGGTGGAGCTGACGGCCACGGGGGACGCGCTGGTGGAGCTGCTGGCGACGGGAAGCGCAACGCTGACGGAGGCCCAGTGATTACGACGACGCCCATCAAGGTCAACCTCGCGGAGCTGGACACGCACCCACTCCTGACGTGGACGCTGAAGAACCAAGCGCTGGCCATCCAAGACCTCACGCCGGCGGGCCGCACGGTTGAGCTGTGGTACTGGGAGCGCGCGCACGCGGGGGTGGTGAAGAAGGCGCTCTGGATGGTGGTCCTCACCAAGAGCGGCACGCCCACGGACGGGAAGGCCACCTACACGCCCAGCACGAATGAGCCGTATTACCCGGCGGCGCTGCTGACGCAGGGGCGGGGGGAGCGCGTGTTTGTGGGCTGGCTGCGCTACCACGACACGGGGAGCACGCCGGTGACGCACAAGTGGGTGAAGGACGCGCTGGAGGTGACGGCGGAGGACGCGCCCACCGGGCCGTAGGGGATTCCGAGAAAAATAGCATTGTCGCGGACAGGGGCGCGTTGAACACTGACGCTCGTATTCACCAGCGGGAGGGAAGCATGGGACGCAGAAACCTCAAACGCTACAGCGCCGTCCGGGAGGGCATCAGCATCCCGGGCAAGACGCTCTACCGCTCCACGGAAATGGAGCTGGAGGCGGTCGGGGAGACGCGGGAGGCGGACGCCCCCAAGCTGTTCCGGGTGTCTATGTCCAGCGAGTACCCGGTGCAGAGGGCCTTCGGTCGGGAGATCCTGTCCCACGCCAAGGGCGCCATTGACACCACGTTTCTCAGCCGCGGGATGCCGGTGCTGGTCCGGCATCAGGGCGACCCCGTGGGCATCGTCAAGGACTGGACGCTGGACGAGGCCACGAAGAAGCTGCGCGGGAGCATCAAGTTCTCGCGCTCCGCACGCGGGCAGGAGGTCCAGCAGGACGTTGAGGATGGGGTGCTCCACTTCACATCGGTGGGCTATGACGCGGTGAAGGCCAAGGTCACGAAGAACGACCCAAACCCGGAGCTGCGGGAAGTCACCATCACGCGCTGGGTTCCCAAGGAGCTGACGCTGGCTGCCACCCCGGCTGACCCCACGGTGGGCATCGGCCGACAGGCGGACGGGGAAGGCCCTGCTACGGAGATCGAGGGCGGGGAAACCCGCGAGGAGAGACAGACCATGAAGTGCAACACCTGCAACCTCGTCCATGAGGGCGCCTGCGCCACCAGCGCGGCCCCGACCAACATCACGCTGACGGAGGCCACCACGCAGCGCGAGGCGGCGGCCAAGGAAGCGCGGGAGAGCGCGGCGCAGATCTACGCGCTGGCGCAGGCCAACGGACTGCCGGCGGACAAGGCCAACGACATGATCCGGCGCGGGCTGTCGCGTGAGCAGGCGGCGTTTGAGATTCTGGACGCGCGCACCACGCAGGGCGGCGCGGCGCAGCCGGCGGCCGAGGTGCTGAAGTCGGTCCCGCAGAAGGACATGAAGCGCTACAGCTACGCGCGCGCCATCCACATGGCGGCCATGGTCCGCGAGGGCAAGGGCAAGCTGGACGGCGTGGAGGGTGAGGTGCACACGGAGCTGCTGCGCACGTCCCCGACCAGCTTCCAGAGCCACGGCGGGGTGCTGATCCCGCACCGCTTGCGGGAAGCGCTCCCGCAGTCGGAGCGCGCGCTGGACAGCAAGACGGCCTCGGGCGCGGCGGAAACCGTGTTCGACACGCCGGGCGAGCTGATCGAGCTGCTGCGCAACCGCTCCGCGGCGGCCAGCCTCGGCGCGCGGATCCTGTCCGGCCTCACCGCCCCGGTCCCGTTCCCGAAAATGACGGGCGCGGCCACCGCACGGTGGGTGGGTGAAAACTCCGGCGCGGTCGCCGCGAGCCAGCTCACCACCGGCATCGTCACGCTTCAGCCGAAGTCCCTGATGGCCACCACGTCCTACTCCCGCCAGCTCCTCATGCTGGCGAGCATCGACGTGGAGGCGATGGTCCGGGACGACCTCGGCACCATCCACGGCCTCGCCATCGACCTCGCCGCGTTCCACGGGCAGGGTGCCGCGGGCGAGCCGCAGGGCATCTACAACCTGCCGGACGTGCAGGTGAAGTCCTCGTTCGGTGTGCCCACCTACATCGGGGTCACCGGCATGGTGACGGCCATCGCGAAGAAGAACGCCCTGCGCAACACGCTGGGCTGGGTGACCACGCCGGAGCTGGCCGGCAAGATGGCCACCACCCCGGTGATCGCGGGAGCGGCGGCCGGCTTCGTCTGGAATGGCAACATTCTGGACGGGCAGATTGCTGGCTTCCGGGCCATGTCCACGAACCAGATCTCGGCCACCATGTCCGGCTCGCTGCCGACCGGCGGCGCGGAGCACGGCCTGATCTTCGGCAACTGGAATGACCTCATCATCGGCCTGTGGGGCGCGCTGGAAGTCGTGCCGGACCCCTACACGCTGGCGGATCAGGCGCTCATCAAGGTCACCACCTTCCAGCTCGCGGACGTGCTGGCGCGCCACGGCGAGTCGTTCGCCAAGGCCACCGGCGCCGTGCTCGTCTAGTCCAACGGGGAGCCCGGGGTGACCCGGGCTCCCGTAGATGGAGGCAGTGGGATGATCGTCCGAATCACGAACGAGCATAGCCTTGGTGGGGGCGTGGACGTGACGGTGGGGATGCTGCTGGACCTGCCGGAAAAGACCGCGTTGAGGAAGATCACCACCAAGGACGCGGAGCTGGCCACGGACATGGAAGTGGCCAAGTTCTACGAGGAGCAGAAGGCGCGGGCGGCGGCGGCTGAGAAGCTGGCGACGGACGACGCGAAGAAGGCCGAGAAGGCCGCCAAGCTGGCGGCTGCCAGCAACCAGTAGTCAAGGGGCCGAGAGGCCGGAGGGCATCCAGTGAGCCAGTTCCTCAGAGCACTCGCCAACGTCACGTCCGTCGCGCTGGTGGCGTCCGGCCGGCAGACCGTCACGGGCAACGGCACCGGGGTGGATATGCAGGCGTATGACGGCACGGTGTACGTGGCGTCGTACTACGGCGCCGGTGGCGGCACCACGCCCACGTTCGACCTGAAGCTCCAGCACTCGGACGACAACGCCGCGTTCACGGACATTACCGGCGCGGCCTTCGTGCAGATGGCGGCCAGCGTCAGCGAGCAGCAGCTCATCATCGACGTGAGCGCCACGAAGCGCTACTGGCGCTCCGTGCGCACCATCACCGGCACCACGCCCACGTTCGACGGGGCGTGCGTGGCCATCGTGATGAAGAAGCAGATGCCCTAGTCCATGGCCTTCGGATCGTCTGACATTCCCGCCATGCTGGAGCTGCTGGGCGTGGACGTGGTGCTGGGGGACTTGACGGTGAAGGGCCTCAAGGATCAGTCCGTGCCGGAGCTGGGTTTGGCAGCGCCCGGGGCGGGCGGGGTGTCGGAGTCCGAGACTGTGGTGACCATCTTCACGGGGAGCCTGCCGGCTATCGCGGTGGGCTCCTCGTTGACGGTGGACGGGGTGGCCTTCGTCGTGCGCAGCGTGCGTCCGATGGAGGATGGGGAGCTGACGCAGGTGCTGGTGCGCAGGGGGACGCCGTGACGCACGGGGAAGCGGTTGCAGACCAGATCCTCGCGGAGTTGAACACGGCCATCCCGGGCGGCGTCCCCACCGCGACCCGGGTGGTGGACGCGGACCTTGAGCCGGCGGACGCTCTGGCGATCCGCGTGCTCATGGTACGCGAGCAGCGCTGGCGCCCCATGGGCGGCCGGG